CGGCCATGTCCGCCCAGGTGCGGAACCGGCTGTGCAGAATCGTCCACAGCGAGGAGTCGCCGAAGAAGCTGGACGGCTTGACGACAATCCACCAGGTCGCCATGTTCAGGTTCGTCTGGTTGGCCGGGTTGAGCGGGTCGGCCGGGATGTTCCACAGGTTGCCGTAGATGCGGATCAGATTCACGAACAGCGCCAGCTTGAGCATGTAGATGCTCGGACCGGCCAGCAGGAACGAGCGCGGGAACTGCAACGCCGCAGGAAGGAACGGGTTACACCAGGCGAGGATGTAGCGCAGTTCTTCGTAGTCGTGGTTGAAGGTCAGGATCAGGCGTTCCTTGCCCGAGTCATCGACGTCGGCGACCGCCGAGGTCATCCGCCCACCCCACCTGGCACCGTCGCGGTCCATCGTGATGTGGACGTTGCGCAGCCGGTGGTCGACGTCGAGTACCCACTTGGCCAGGAAGTGATGCAGGGGAATCTCAATGACCGCGACGCCGGTCTCGTTCAGCTTCCACTGGAAGCTCGCGCTGATCGCATTGGAGACCCGGCCCCGGTACTTCCAGTCGCCGTCCCACAGTCGGATCAGCGGTTGGTTGATCTTGCGGGCGCGCCTCATTCTGCGCACCGTCCGGTGGGTGAAGTGCCGAGTGTCCAAGCGGCCCTTGGTGGCGACTGACACGCTCACCCGGCAAGCCCCCACGGCCGCTGGAAGTTCCGGGGAATGCGCACCTGGCAGGCTGCGCCCGCGCTCGCGCCGGTTACCGACACCGGTAGGTTCACCGGGTCGTCGGCGATACCGGCCTGCGGGGGGATCGCGTACAGCGGCTCACTCTGGAGCAGGCCCCAGATTTGAGAACCGTCGTCGGCCACGATCGTCTCCTCGGTCGGGTCGTAGTTGACGGTGATGCCCACCGACGTCAGGGCGGGCATGGTGATATTCCGGTTGGCGTCGATCCCGAAGCGTCCCCATTCGTCCGAGCCGTAGGAGCGGTCAGGGAGCATCCAGATGCCGGGGGCATCGAGCACGAACACCGGATAGGCGGGCATGTCGGTCTCGTTGACGCCGGGGAAGGTGAACGACTGCGCGGACCCGACGGTCTCGAACTCGTAGGTGTCGTCCTCTTGGGTCCAGAACGGCCACCCGGCGGTCAGGGTCAGCACCAACTCGGACTTGGCCCAGATGCGCGGGTCGCGCTCCATCTTCTCCTCGGTCGCCTCGGTCAGGCGGCATCGGAGTTCGCGGGTGCCCCACTTCTCGGTGGTGACCCGGATGGTTGAGTCCTCGGTGTAGGACCAGTTCGACCGGAAGCTGTCGTTGTTGTCCTGCCATTCACTGGCGGTGTCGCCCAGGATGTTGAACCCGAGCACCAGGTCGCGCCGGTTGTAGCGCATCCCGCCCCACCGAGCACCCCAGCCGAACGCGGTCTCGTTCCAGATGGTCGTGATCGGCACGTCGAGCATTCCCTGCGGGCTCAGTGCGAGTTCGACCTTGCCCTGAAACCCTTTGCCGGAGGTGAGGAAGTAGTCGCCTCGGGTGCCGATGATCTCTACTGTCGCGGTATCGCCGTCGGCCAAGTCGGGCTCCTATTGAATTACGTTGCCACCCAAGGGGTCGGGTAACCACCGGGGAATGATCGACCGAAGATTGGTCGATTCCTATCGCCGCCCGCCCGCGTACCCCATCGCCTCGCGGTTCTCCCGGAGCTTGGTGAGCCGGAGAGCCTGCTGGGCTTCCATGCCGTGGATGTTGTACGTGGGCGAGTACGAGCTGTTGTTCGTGCGAGTACTGGTGGCGTGGTTGGCCGCTTGGGTGATTGCCGCGACGCCCTGACTCTTGAGCGACTGGGCGAAGTTGAGACCTTGCAGCGCCGCGTTGTTCACGCCCTTCATTGCGCCGTAGAACGTGTCGACCGCCGCCGCACCGGCCGGGCCGACGCCGGGAATCGCCGAGATCGCGGTCTTGGCCGCGCCCTGGGCGACCTCGGCCATGCTGCCGTTCTGGAGCGAGGTCAGAATGCCTGAGACGTCCTGCCACTGGTCGTCGGTGAGGACTGGTTCGGGCTTCTTGGTCCTATTCGTGCCGACCTCATTGGGCATGAGGTAGCCGCCACGGTCGTAGAGATAGGTCGCGGTCATGGTCTGCGCCTCGGTCAGCTTGGACTTGATCTCGTCCATGTAGCCCTGGCGCCCCCCGGCGAACGCATTCTCGGCGGTGTCGATGCTCGGAGCCTGCTGGAGCCAGAAAATGTTCTTCCAGATGTCCGACGACGCCCCCTCGGAAGCGCGCTTGATGTCGAGCCGATTGAAGAACTCGGAGATGTTCGTGTTCACGTTGTCGCGGCCGGGGTAGCTGGTGTCCTGCTGGTAGATACCGTTCCAGCCCTGCGGGTTGTTCCGCATGATGAGGTCCGACTCTTGGAGGGCCGTGGAGAGCGTCGCCGTGGCGTCCTGATCGGAGTATCCGCGACTGGTTGCCTCGCCAAGAATTGCCTTGGCGATCTCCTCGCGGGAAGACTGATTCGTCAGGTTGCCAACACCGGCGAGCTTCTTGCGCTCGGCCTTGTTGTCTTCCTTCTTCTCGTCTTCCTTCTGCTTCTTCTCGTCCTTGGCAGCCTGGTCCTTCTGCTGCTGCTCGGCGCGCTCGGTCTGGCGCTGCTCGACCGAAGCCTGAATCGACTGGAGGTAGGCACCCTGGAGCCGGTTGACTTCCTTGTCGTACTCGTCCTGCGTGATCTTCTTGGCCTTGAGGTCCGAGTTCAGCTTCTTGATCGACTTCTGGTAGTCGAAGCCCTGATTCTCCTGGTCACGCTTGGTCTTGAGGTTCGCGTACGCAGTGTCGGCGTCGGTCTGCTCGGTGTAGAACGCCTCTTGCAGGTTGGCCAGCCGCTTGTCGTACTCGGTCTGGCTGATCTTCCCCGACTTCTTGAGGTTGTCGAGCTTGGTCATCGCGGCAAAGAACCTGTCGCGGCGGGTGGCCGATTCCTTGCGCCACTTCTGCTCCTCGGCGCTGGTCTTGTCCTTCTTCTTGTCCGAGGTGTCCAGCTCGTCGGAACGGTCCTTGCCGAGCAATCCGCCGGTGGCCTTGTAGAGCTGGGTCTGGAGCTTCTTCTGGTCCCACGGCACCTTGTCATCGTCGGCGTCGACGCCCGCCTTGAACGCTTCGAGAATCGGGATGTTGTCGCTGATCCCGAAGACACCCAGGAAGTCTTGGGTGTAGTCGCGCGCGGCACCGGCAGCGATCTTCGACACCCACCCGGAGATCGTGGTCGGGGTTCCGTCGTCATCGGTTGACTCGGGCTCGTTGGTTGACTCGGGCTCGTTGGTCAGACCGTCGTTGCTCCACGGGTAGAGCGAGGGATCGTAGGTCGAATTGACTCTGGTGCCCTCGTTGACGCCGTAGAGGTCGCCGACGTCGACCTTCTTACCGTTTGAGTCGTAGAGCTTATCGAAAGTCAGGATCCCGTTGACGATCTGCTGAATCTGTTCGTCGGAGAGCTTGGGGACGTCAGTGGGAGCGTGGTCCATTGCCCAGTGGATGTGGTCACGATGGCCAGCCATTGTGCCCGAGCCGTAGAAGCCGTAACCGTCGCCGACATCCTTGCGGTCCTTGACATTGTGGTCGAACGGGCTATGGATCAGCTCAAGCGTCTCGGAGCCGTAATTCGCGAAAATCCACGCGGCCTGCTTGGGGAAGTTGCCCCAGTCGCCCCCGAGGTCAATCGCACGCCCCGCATTGTGATTATCGGGATGACCCTCAGTCATTACGGTGCGAGTTGCGCTGGACAGCACCGCTTCGGGGAACTGTGCCCGAATGACATCCCACATCGCCTGCTGAATCTCGGTGGTGATGCCCTCGCCCGAGATATTCCCTAGTGCGACCGTGCCGCCACCGGCGAACTTAGGCAGAGCGAGCAGCTGCGCAGCGACCGCCGGGGACGCCTGCCACCCCTTGTTCATAGCGACCTGGAGCGCTTCGTTGCCGCCGGCACGAGAGCGCTCGGTCATGACGCGCTCGCGGTTGGACACCCAGGCAGTCGGGACGCCTTGGTAGTTCACGCCCAAGATGGAGTCGGAGGTGCCGGTGCCGGGGCCATAGAGCGCGCCGTCGGAGGTGCGCCCAGCCTCGCCGCCCTCGGCGAAGGATGGGATCAAGCCGCCGGTCTTGCGTCCGCCGTAGGTCTTGCCCCCAAGCGTGACCTTGCCGCCATGCGAGATTGTGTAGTCGATACCCCGGCCGTAGTCCCAGCCCTCCGGGAGCTTCTTGTTGATCTTGTCGATTTCCGCCTGGTTCTCGCGGCGGATTCGGACAGCAATCTCTAGCTCACGCGGCTTGTCGGTGAACTGCTTCAAGTCGATATCCGCGAGTTTGATGTCATTGCGAAGCTGCTCGAGGAGGAGCTGGGCTTCGGGGATATTCTCTTTGTCCTTGAAGTAGTTGGTGATTTTCTGGAGTTCGGTAAACGAAAGCGCCTTGCCCTCCTTGAGCTTCTGTAGCTCAAGTGCGACCTCGGGGTGAGGACCCTTCTTCTCGATGTCCTCCAGTTGTTCCTTTGCGTCCTTGGACCTCGCGTAGAACTGTGCGTCCTCAAGGCTGATCTCGGGGTTGATCTTCATGGCCGCGAGAACGTCAGTGTTCTCCTGGACGACCTGGAGTCTGGCTAGTGCTTCATCGTCCTTGACGGTGACCGTCACCTTCTTGGTGACCGGGTCCTGCTTGCTGCGATCCAGGCCAAACTTGGTCCAGAAGCCGTCGATCTTGTCCAGGTCGTCGATCGTGGATGGGTCGACCTCGATGGTCGACCACTTCTTTGCCCCCTCCTCGAACTGGAGGTCCTGCACCTGCTCACGGAAGGCTTCGGTCCGCTCGTTCTGGTCGGCCTTGTTCTGGCGGGCAGTAGCTAGGGCGTCGGTCTGATTACCCAGGTCGGCACCTGCGCGACGGGTGGACTTGAGGATTTCTCGCTCATCGTCACTGAGCGGCGTCTTGTACTCGTTGTCCTCGACGCCCCTGCGAACCCGATCCCAGTACTGCTTTCCCCAGGCGGGGTGAAACTCCTCCATTCGCGCCCGCATGTCGGCATTGCCTCGGTATGCCGCCACGTAGTCTTGCTGACTGAATCCGCCCTCTCTAAGTACCAGCGTGCTCCGCAGTCGGGAATCGGCATCGCTCCCCTTTTCGTCGAACACCCCCGCCTTCTCCAAGAGCGAGAAGGTATTCGAGTCCAGGGCCGCGTTGACCTTCGCGAGTGCGCGCTCGTCGCCGCCCATCGCCTGCATGTAAGTCTTGGTGTCAACCCCGGCCTTGGCAATATCCTGGTAGGTGCCGTCCTTCTTCATGGAGGCATCGAGCGCGGCCCAGCCATTCTTGTCCAGCTCGCCGGTTTGGGTGTTGAGCGAATCGGTCAGCTCGTCGACGCGCCGCTTGTGCTCGCGCGCCGCCTCCGCCGCCTCGCGCTGCTTGTCCTGGTACTTGCCGAGCCAGGTAACGCCGACAACTAGGGCGCCGGTAACGCCAAGTCCGACCGGACCGCCGAGCGCGCCCAGGAGACCGGCCGAGCCGAGGGCGTACCTGAGCCTGCCTGCCATACCCACCGCGCCGCCCGTGCCGCTGGCACCTGCTGCTGCGGCGCTGAACCCGGCCAAAGCCTTACTCGCTGCCGTGACAATCCCGCCGATCTTGAAAGCGGTATAGAGACCACCGAGGGTGATGACGAGCAGTTGCGCTGCGCCGTCGGCGGTCGCAAGCCAGGTGGCGACCGGCTCCAAGACTTGCGCGATCGTCTCCAGGATTGGCAGGAAGACACCGAAGCCAGCGCCAGCGAGTGCCGCCCCGAAGTTGATGAGCGAGAGTGTGATGCGCTCAATGGAGGACCAGAACGAGGCGAGCTTAGTCGCCACGCCGCCCTCGCCAAGCTGCTCATTCCAGTCTTTGAGCATGTCAAGGACGTAGTTCCAGCCGTCGTCACCCGCACCCGATGCCGGCAAGAGGATCTTCGCGAAGATCTGTGCAGCCTGCGACCCGACTTCGATGAGCTGCTTGACCTTGCGGATGCCGTTGGAGATGAAGCGGCTGAGCCGCCCGTCCTCGGACATGACCTGGAGCGAGTTCGCTGCCTTGCTCATGTAGCGCTCAAACTCCCGAGCGATCTTCGGGAGGTGCTGAGCCGAGCCGCCGCCGACAGTCGCGAACATGCGGCCCAGCTCGCCAGCGCCGCGCAGCATGGGGGCCATCGACTTGGCCATACCGTCGAACATGTCGCCCCAGTCGGCAATGGCCCGAGGGTCGCGCATCATCATGAAGATGTCTTTGACGCCGGTGTTCGTGGAGGTACTGATCGCGCCGAGGCCCTTGGTGAGGGCGGGCAGATAGTCCTTGGCGAGGGCGGCGACCGAGTCGCCCATCCCTGCGAACAGGTTGTTCTGGACCGTCTTCTTGAGGTCGCCAAACTCGTCCTTGAGGCCGCGTACCTTCTCGACGAAGTCGCGGGCGTTGGGGGCGAGCTTGGCGAGGGCCTTCTCGTATTCATCCGTCATGCCGCTGGCGGACTTGGTTGCCTGCGCCTGGGCGTACAGCGCCTCGCGGAGGGCGATATTCGAGTCTCGCAGGGAGAGTTGGGCATCCCGCAGAGAGCGGGTGGCCTGGATGGCGCTCACGTTCGCCGACTGGACCTTCTCTTTCGCCGACTTGACGATGTCGCCGTTCTCGATGCCCTTCTCGTTGGTCTCGGCAGCCTTGACCCGAGTGTCGGCGGCGTTCTGCTTAGCCTCCTGGTAGCTCTGCATCGAGGTACGCACCCGCAGATCGGCCTCGCGGACGTCCAGCGCGCTCGCCTCGCCCTTGGCGTATTGCGCCTTGAGCTTGGTGAGATTTTCCTTGGCGCGTGCAACCGAGCTCGCCGCGCTCTCGGTGTTGAGCTCTGCGTTCTTGAGTTCGTCGTTGACGTCGCGCAGCTCGCGGGCTTGGTCCCGGTAGGCATCGTTGAGGTCTTCGACGGCTTCGCGCTGGGACTTCTGGGCGTCGGCGACACCCCGGTATGCGTCCGAAATGCCTTCTTGGGCGCGAACGATCCCTTCCTTCGCGCTCTGGACCGACTCGGCGGCGAGCTGCGCCTCGTGTGCCAGGTCTCCCGTGGAGTCCTCCGCCGCCTCGGCGGCAGCGCTTGCAGCCGAGAAGGCATCCGAGATGCCGGACATGCCCATTTTGAGCACGGCCATCGCCCCGGCGAGACCGCCGATCGCTGCGGGGAGCAATGCGATCGCGCCTGCCGCCTGGGCCGCAGAAACGGCCAGTGGCACGAAGGACAGCTTCGCTAGTTGCGTCAGCGGCCCAATGAGGCCCCCGCCGAGGCCGAGGCTCATCGTGCCCTGGAGGCTGCTCAGGAGCGACTGTAGGCCACCGTCGGTATCGAACCGGATGCGGATAACCGGGCCTTGGGTGCGGTTGTACGTCTCGATAACGCGCGTGACGTTGCGAAGCTGCCGCCCCAACTCGGCGAAGTCGACGGCGACGCCGATGTTGATAGACCCCAAGCCTGCCGCCGCGACCGCCGCCTGGACCTTGGTTCTGAGTTCGTTGTCGTCGACCTCGAACCCAACCTTGACCTTCGTGCCCACCGACGCGGCCCGCGCGGCGTTGCGCACACTCCGGTTGAAGTCGGTGACATCGGCGACGATCGTGATCTGGACTGTTCCACCGTGGGTTGTGCCACCGGGCATGGCGCCCCCTTCGGGTCAGTCGAGGCCGCACATCGCGGCAAGGTTGTCGGAGGCTTGTCTGTCGGCCTCGGCGAGCAGTTCGGAGAACCGGCTCTTGGGGTACGGGAGCTGGGGCGGTTTGCCGGGGCTTCCGCCCTGGACGGCTACCGTCGTCGCGATCAACACCTGGAGCGTGTTCGCGATGTGAATCAGGGTCTCGACTTCGCGACTGAGGCCGACGAAGCTCTCGGGTGCGTCCTCGTCGTCGAGTCCGGGCAGTCCTGCCTTGATTCGGGCCTGGTGCTCGGTGATCGCTTCCTGGGCGAACTCCTCGTCCCGCAGGATGGCGTTCTGGTACCAGGTGCCCCTGGGGAGCTTGCCGAGGAAGCGCCACAGCTCCCCCCACGGGCGTACGCCGTGGAAGTAGTCGTAGATGCTGATGCCAAGCTCGCGCTGGAAGTCGTAAGCGATCTCGTCGCCGAACTTGTCGAAGAGCGCGATCAGGCTGGGGATTTTCCCGGCACTGCGTCACTCCCCTTGCCCACCTGAGCCTGGAAGTGGTCGCGGATCAGCTTGATGAGCCCGCCGATCATGTATTCATCGAACCGCTGGGAGATCATAAGCGACTTGAGCCGGGCAAACTCGGTCTCGTCCCCCACGACGGCTTCGAGCAGGTCGTGCACGTCCTGGAGCTTCACCGCCCCTTTGATGTCGACCAGGTTGGAGATGACCACCTGCTGGATCGCGGTGGTCGGTGACTGGATGACGATCGGCGGGTCGACGACGTCGATGATGAACGGCGTGAACTGGCGGGGCGTCTCATCACCGTTCGGGTCGTCGGCGCGCAGTTGCGCGGCCTCGTACTTGAGCCGGGACCATGTGTCGAGCGTGGTCGGGTCGAGCACGTCGCCGTCGATGACCGTCGGGTGCTCGACCTTCGGCTTGGCCTTCTTGGTCGGCGCGCGTTTGGCGGGAGGCTTGGCGGTCACTTCGCGACCCGCTTGGTCACCGGCTTCTCGGCCTCGTCGACCTTCGCCGGCTCAGGCTTGGGTTCGGGTTTGACCTTGTACCCGTTGCCCATGACCAGGTTGTTGTACCGGGTCGGGTCGGTGACGTGCTCCTCGATACCGGACGGCGAGACGAGGGTGACGGGAATGAAGGACATTCGTTCTCCTGGGTGCGGTGGATTGTGGATAATCGCGGGATGCGTAAGTGGATTGCGGCGATTGCCGCTGTTGGGGTGGTTGCTGGGTGCGGCGGGTCGACGACCGCTGAGCCGACCAAATCGCCGATCATCAGCTCGCCAACCACCCTGGCGAGCAGCTTCGGGGGCTCGGAGCACCAGAGCGTCACAGTCGGGCGAGACGTAACGACGGGGCAGTATCGGGTTGAGCGGGTGGAGAGTGGACTCAAACTCCCTGCTGATGACGATGGCGATGATTGCCCCGTGGTAATTCGCGATAGCACTGGCGAGAACCTTGTCAGCCTTTTCGCGCGCTGGGGGCAATCGCTCCACCTCAATAGCAACGGCGTTCGGATTACGACCAGTTCCAACTGCCTATGGACCAAGGTGGACTAGCTGAAAACGGGGGACGACCCACCCCGTTTTCAGCTAGAACTCAGGACAGAACAGGCGTCATGGTCCCCGGCACGACCGACAGGTCACCACCGTTGACGAGCGCGATCGTGTACGGACCGCCCGCAGCGCCCGAGCCAGTGGAGCCGGACGCGCCGACGGTGACCAGGCCGTTGAGTGCGGTCTCGATGTTCGCGCCCGTGGACGCCTCGGTGAGGGTGGTTGAGGTGGCGACGCCGTTGACCTTGAGTCCGAAGTTGCCGGTGGCACCGGAGGGAATGGTCAGCGTGTAGGTCGACTTGAACCCGGCGGAGATGAGCTGCTTCTTCCAGCCGGGACCGCCGAAGAAGTGCTTGACCGAGAACCCGAGCGCCGAGTCGACCATCGCGGTGCCGGTGATGCCGTAGACCATCGGGTCGTTCTCGGACCAGGACGAGTCGGCAACCGAGCTGACCGAGAACTTCGGCAGGAGCTTGGCGATGTAGATTTCGTCCTCGCCGTAGCCGTCGGCGGCGACGAAGATGATGCGGTTGTAGATTTTCCGCAGCACCGTGGGCTGGGCGAATGCGACCTCGCCGGTGGAGGCGTCGGGCACCAGCGCGGACAGGTCGACCTGGTAGTACTGCTCCAGCGTCGCGCGCTTGGTCTCCTGGCACTCGTAGGTGACGTTGGTGACGTCCTTGGTGAAGTCGATGCGGGTCGGCTCGGCCTGGCCCCACGACTCGACCTCGGAGCTGTCGGTCTGTCGCTGGAAGCTCAGGCCGGACTGCTTGGAGAGGTTGCCCAGTCGGTTCCAGCCGACCGAGAGCGGCAGGAGCTGGGAGTTGGGCGAGGTGGTGATCGCCGTCGGCGGGATCACGCCCATCTTGGCGACGGCGATGAAGCCTCGCAGCGCCTTGCGGATGTTCTCGTTCTTGAGGGCAGACAGGTCCTCGAGCGTGGGCATGTGGACTCCTAGAAATGCGAAAACCCCCAGGCCCGAAGGCGAGGGGGTGGAAGGGGAATGGGGGTTACTGACGCCGGAAATGGAGCATGTACGTCGACTGCACCATCGGCTGTTTGGGCATCGGGGCGGCTGCCAGGCGGATGCCGTTCTGTTCCTCGGCGGTGTCGACCAGGACGCCGCCCACCTTGCGGCCCCGGATGTCGAGCACCAGTTCCCTGATCTGGTTCGACAATGCGAGGGCTTCGGTGCGGGTCTTGGCGATGATGTTCACCTGGAGGATCGGGCGGTCGGTGATGCCGTCGGTCGAGCCGCCGACCTTGAAGCACCAGGCGCACGGCAGAAGTGTGGAGATGTCTTCGGGTAGCTCGTTAAACGCCTTGCCTGGACCGAGAACCTGCTCGGCGAGGTCGCAGATGACGTTCTCCGAGTCCGGGAACTGGCCTACGGTCACGCCTGGCCCATCGCCTTGAGTACGTCGTGCATGATGTGCTGGCCTTCAACCCACTCCCCCGACAGGTAATGCCGGAAGCCGTACTCCTGGTACGGCGCGTAGTGGGCCTCGAACTCGAGGTGCCCTTCGGGGTTGCCGTGGCGGTCGACGGTGATGACCGTATTGACCGCGTTTGCCATGAACCCGGTGTCCTTGCGGGCCAGCGAGCGCCAGATGTCCGCGCCAGCGTTGAGCTTGCGCGCAATCTCATCTCTGGCGGCGTCGCGGACGACGGCCCCTATGCGGTTCTCGTTCAGGGTGACCTTGCTCATGCGTCGCCGCCCTCAAATCTGGTCCGGGTCAGCCCCACGTGCATTCGCGGCGTCCAGCCGGTGAATGGGTTCTTCGGGACCTCGGGAATGCCCTCGACATCGAACTCCTCCCCGTCGGGGGCGCGGAGCCTGTCGCCTTTCTGGACGTCCGAGCCGATCGGGATGCCCAGGGTGATACTTAGGCGGGGCGAACCGGCCTGAGCCTCCCCGGTGGTGTCGGACTTGGTGGAGCGGATTTCGTTGCACGGGCCGATCTGCCCCACCGGGGAGTAGTCGCCGTGGTCGCCATCCATCGAACCGAACCTGCTGGGGGCCACGGTGCGGCGCAGGACCGTGTACATGACCCCGTGCGGGAACGTGAAGGGCGTGCGCAGAATCTCCTCGCGCGCGAACTTCTTCGGCCAGACCGGGACTACCACAGCAGTGGCACCCCGTTGCCGTCGGTGAGCCGTTCGGTGCGCAGGATCGCCAGAGCCGCGGGGCAGAGCGTGGTGAGCGCGGTCTTGAGTTCTTCGACGCTGCGCAGCGAGGTGTAGGAGACCGAACCACCGTCAGTGGACTGGGACGTGACTTCCGGGGCCTGCCCGATGAGTCCGACGTTCGGGTCCACGTCGGCGGTGATCCAGTAGGACACCTGCGCCACAACGGCGCGCTTGAACGCCTGCACGAGCCGGGGCTCCACCGGGTACCCGTCCTCGTCTACCTCGTAGACATCCCGCAGGGTTAGAAGTTCCACGAGCGCTGATGCCTGCTCGATGAACCCCGTGGGTGGCGGGTCGGTGAAGTCTCCCGGCTCGGCGTAGGCGCGCATCACTGGGCTGTTTCGCCCTCGACGACGGCCGTCTCCGGCTCGTCGGCCTCGGGGAGAGGCTTCTCGGCCTCAGCCTTCTTCGTGGCGCGCCGCTTGGGGGCGGGCTTGTCCTCGTCGGGCTCCTCGGTACGTACCCAGCGGGCGATGCCCTCCAGGTAGTCGATCGGCTCCGGCGAGCGGATGACCTGCCCTCCCGGCTCCAGGGAGGTGTAGACGTAGCTCATGCCGCGTTCGCACCCTTGAGCAGGACGGCCCGGTCCGCGTCGATCGTCTTGGTGCCATACAGCACGTCGAGCGAGATGATCGTGCGCTTCTTGGTGATGTCGTAGTCCTGCACCACCCGGATGCTCACGCCGTTGTAGGACTGCACCGAGCCGTAGGCACTGGGGGGCACCTCCATCGGAGCGGTCACCAGGGCGAAGGCGCTCTGGTGGAAGGCGATACCAACCTCGGTGGTCGGCTGGCCGCTTGCCGGCGAGACGGCGGGCTGCACGATGTTCTGGGTCTGGTAGGCGTCGATGCCGAACAGGTCCCGGCCGATGCTGCCCCGGCGCAGTGCCTCGGTGGTGCCCGACTTGTCGGCGTGCTTGAGCATGTCGGAGTTGAGCCACTTAGCCTTGGTGGTCGGGCCGGTGACCGCGTGCCGCAGGGAGGCTGGCACCTTGCGGATGTCGAGCAGGCGTCCGGCCTCGATGAGCACTTCGGGCTTGTCCCACTCGAACCCGGCCGGGGTGATACCGGCGACCTGGACCGTGTTGGTCTTCATCTCGGTGATGATCGCCCGGTCGATGTGCTGGCCCAGGGCCTCGGTGGCCGGGGTGAGGACCTGGTCGTCGAAGGACTGGATGTCCAGCGCCAGTTCCTCGGAGGTCACCGACACCGACACGTCCGCGATCTTGTTCAGCGAGATCGGAATGCTGTCCTCGTCGACGTCCTGGAGCACGATGCCGGTGGCCCGGTTGAACTCGGACGCGGTGAGCACGGCGGGCTTGCGGATGTTGACGGTGTTGCCGACCTTCTGGGGGCCGGTGAAGTTGGCGCTGTGATCGGTGTGGATCAGCGGCACCATGACCAGGTTCTCGTACAGGGTTGCGAGCGCCTGACGGGCGATCACATCCGGTGTGAGGAAATCGTTTGCCATGACTGGCCTTTCGTTTCAGCTAGTACCGAAGACCGAAGCGCTTCTCGCGGTATTCGCGACGCGCTTTGATGAGGTCTTCGATGGAATCGGGGGTTTTCTTCTTCTTCTCGTTGTTCCCCCCGGACATGTCCCCACCCGAGCGGCGTGGTGCCTTCGGGGCGAGCCTGAGTTCGGGGTTGTCTTCGAGTGCCGATTCGACTGCTGCGGACACCTGGTCGGCAAAGTCTTCGTCGTCGGGGTCAAGGTCGTAGAGGGCGTCTGACCCGCGCAGGAACGGGAACAGCAGCTTCTCGTTGGCCGAATGCTCACGCGCGGCCTCGCGCAGCGCGTCCTTGACCTTGTAGTTGCGCAGTGATTCAGCTGCCTCGTGTGCCTGACGGTTGGCCTCGGCGATCAGTTCGTCGGGGTCTACCTCGTCGTCGTCGCCCAGCCCCAGTGCGGTGTAGATGTCGCGGGCGAACTCCTCACGAGCGCGCTCTGCGGCCTCTTCTGCGGCCTGGCGTGCGGCTTCCTTCCCCTTGACGCGGTACTGGGCGGCTTCCTTGCGAAGCTGCTCGACGTACTCGCGGGAGAAGGACTCCTCGGCGGACTCCGTGTCAACGTCGCCTGCCTGGGTATCGACCTCGTCGTCAAGCTCGTCGGGTTCGGTCTCGAACTCGTCGTCGATGAAGTCGTCGTTCTTGTCGGACATGGGTTCCTTTCGTCACGCACCCGGCGTGATTTCTGGTGAGGCAGCGCGCATCTGGCGCGTGCGACCGCCCTTCGGCGGTGGTCTTTTATTCGTCGCCCTCGTCGGACTGCTCAGGCTGCTGCTGAGGCCGTTGAGGTGGGCCCTCCAGCCCTTTCTGGTCCTCCTGCGGCGGCTGGCCACCGGACATGCCGGTATCCAGGTCCTTCTTGATCCGCTTGACCTCGTCGTTGACGTCGTCACCGGACCAGTTCGGATTGCGTTCGCGCACAGCCTGCTCGATGGAGATCAGGTTCGATGCCGCCAGGGAGGACAGTGTGCCCGCTTGCGTGGACGGGTTGACCTGGGGGCGGATCGGGAACCGCACCTCGGGCGCGTCTTTCAGCTCGAAGTTGGTGCCGAAGATGTTGTGGTCGAGTTGCACCATCGCCTCGGCGAGTGGCTGGAGCGCGGCCTTCCAGTAGTTCGCCTTCTTGTCGCGGGTGCGCTCGGAGAGCTTGTCACGCGATTCGATCTCGGTGGCGGTCTTGGTGACCGTGAGGGTGTCGTCGGCGAAATTGGACGCCGAATAGCCGGCGCCCCGCAGAATCGCGTTCAGTAGCTCGGCGGCAGTGTTGGCGTGCTCAGACCAGCGGATGCTGAACTGGGTGCTCTGGATGTTGCCGCCGTCGGCCATCTTGCCCAGCGCCCGGATGGAGGT